CCGTATAAGGTGAGCGTTCGGTTTCCGAACCAGCCGCATCCCAAAAGCGAACCCGCATGACCGGATCAGGGTCGGGCTTATCAATGATTTCGAACCAGCCTCGCTCGAACATCCCGCCAAGTTCGGGTAGTGGATCTTGCGCATGCTGACAACTGAAGTCGACAGGACCAAGCTCCCGCTTCATCGTTTCAACCTCAGCCTTACCGACGCGATCTGGGTGCAGTAAGTCACCTGTCTCAGTACGAGGATCAGACCAACCAATCGGAGATGTCCATTGACGTGGGATGTATTCCGTCGGGAGTTTTAAACAAACCCAATCCCCTTGCTCTAAGAGCATCGCGGCGAGGTCGTCTTGGTGGCCGCGCTGCATGATCACGATCTGACGTCCGAATTTCGGGTTGTTCTGGCGACTAGACCAGACCTTTCTAAACCACTCAATATCCGCGTTTCTAATCACGTCAGACGCAACGAGTTTTAAATTATGCGGGTCATCCAGGACAAGCACGTCACCACCGCGTCCAGTTGCCGAACCGCCCACACTGGTGCTTATCCGATACCCTCCCTGGTCGTTGGCATAGAAGGACTTCGTCGCCTGGTCGGTAGATAATTTCACACCCCATCGGGATTGATACCATGAGGATTCCAACACGTGGCGCGATGAGGTCGAAAACTCCAGAGACAGATCGCCCGAGTACGAACTATAGAGGAAACGCGTACTCGGATCGCGTGTCCAGGCCCATGTAGGAAATGCAACGGATGTCGTGATGGATTTTCCCGACCGAGGACAGACGTTGATCAAGAGCTTTGGAATATCACCTTCGAGGACAGCGGCCTCGTGCTCACAGATCGCGCCTAAGTGCCAGGAGTCGAGAAACGGTGTCGATGGCTCAATCACTGGCCACATGTTTTTTAAGTAGGTATGCAGGGACCGACGGCCAAGTTCGGCTTCTATTGCCAGGAGATCGGAAAGCTGCGTCGGGTCAATAAAGGGCAAGGAACACTTATTAAAGCACCGGAGCCTTTAAGATGTCAATTAATATATTAATTATATTCTTGACTTTATAGTGTAGGTATATAATAATTACGTGATGAACAAAACAGCCCAAACTATAAGGATAAAACAATGACCCATGTATCAAGAGACACTCACATTAACGCCATTACCTCGAACTGCTCTTCAAAAACCACACGCACAGAGGGCACCCTGAAAGACATAGAAAATATTGTCAAAAAATGGGAAGCCGAGAGCCACAACCCATCTATGCCGCACAGCAAACAAGAACGAATCGTCGCCGTATTTACTAACGAAACAGTGTCAACCGTTATTTGGCATGACGTTGATGAGAATGGCAACAAACGACCAGCGACCATGACTCAAGAAGAAAATAATTATGAGATGCGATGGAATTATCGTGAAGGATTTTCGAGCCGAGTGAACTTAAGAACGAACAAGATGGAAGATTACAGCTAAAAATAATCCAAACTGAAGAGGAGAATCACGATGAAACTTACCAAACGCGAAAGACAAGAGATTCTGGACAAAGCCAATATGAAACCCGATTGGAAAGTAGCGATGGATGCAAAACGGAAATTCCGTGAATCACCAGAAGGAATCGCGTTGAAGAAAAAGAAGGATGACGAACGTAGACAGCAAGAGACCGAAGATTACCGGGAAATGCTAGAGGCTGCAAGAAAATTTGTCATCGACAACCCCTATTATTTCCCACGAGCATTCAGGGAAGTGGTGAAGCAAGTTGGCCCATTAGAAGTCGCCCGTCATCAGTTTGGTGACACAGGTAAATAATGTTCCACGTGGAACAAAAAAAGGAGACAAACAATGACAGAGAACCCGAACTACCAAACGGTGGATTACTTTGACAGAGCACGTGGCGGAATGGACCAGAGGAACGAAGCGACAAAGATCCGCGTTTCGACAGTCCGACATATTGATCCGCTTGTCGGCAATGTAAGTACTTATCTTGTCGAAACAATTCGTATCAAGGACGAAGGTGACTGGGGATTCATTGAAGTCGCGACAAAGGAAGGGAACCTTAGAGTTGTGTTGCCACCTAAAGTTACCAACGTCATTGCACGACAACGTGACGCACTGACAACAAAAGTCAGGAGACGTATCGGCCTAGAACAAGCAGCAGATCGAAAAGAGCAAGGCATCGAACCGTTCGGCGGAAAGCAGTTCACGAAAAAGAAACGCACAGCCTAATTCTACTTATTTGCTAGCATCATCAACCACGGGGTCATTTGACCCCGTGGTTAAAGAGGAGAAGTAACATGAATTTATCTGACTACGATGACCCAATTACTAGTTACATCGAGACGTTCACGATACCTCAATGGATTGAACAGGACATTACACCAAGCACGGTCGCTGCTATTCTTCAGGGAGGCTGTGAGAGTGGGGCGTATATGCCAGCCGTCACATATTACCAAGCGGATAAAACGATGAGTGAACAAGGTGACAACGTCCTGGAGTACATCGAGAACGCAATGGGAGAAATTCCCCAACCACAGAATGCGACCAGCTGATCAGGGATGGCCGTGTTCTACCTGTCTGTAGCGGTTGAGCTATGGGCCTCAGATATTGAACAGATGTTAATCGAAACCTTACCAGAGGAGAAGGAGTAATGCTTGAAGCTTTTGTTGTTTTTTGTATTTGCGGCCTAGTCTATGCCGCGCTAGAAGTCAGCTATCACGCCCTATTTGATGAGGAGGACTGATGAGAAGAATTCCAGACTCTAACCGTCAACGCGCCTACCTCGAACTCCTGTCGAAGCTTCCTCCAGTGAAACCGCCCCGCCTCACGGCCCCAGTGAACGCCGACCATCGACGAAAATTTACACACCGCCACGACGGACTTGACGCCAGGCACTACTATAAAGCCGTGTACCTTCAGCAGCACCAACTCGACCGCCGTTAGTGCACCGGCGTGTTATCGTCTACGTCGTCAGCTTCGGCGAAACGTTCAGCCACCTGACGCGCTCTGGTTTGGAGTTCCGACAGACTCAGCTGCGATAGATCAGACTTGTCGCTATCAATGGTGAGTGTGGAACCAACCCCCAAACCAGCGCGATCTAGGATACCCAACGCAGCTCTAATCCTTGACGGCCACTCGTCACACTCCACAAGACTGCGATAGAGGACAGCGAGTGCCGGATCAATCAACGCCACCATCTTTCTCTGTGCTGCCGCCTTGACTGCTGGGATACTGCCGCCATGTGACACGCAAACCGTCCCGCCAACTATAGGGGTATTCTTACACTGCTTGCCGGTCGTCTTCGATTTCGCGGTACACCGTAATGGTTCGGCCATGATTCCTCCCTACTCAATGAATGATAAACACCGATTCAACCAACCTGTCAAGAATACTAATTGATCGGGGTGCTTCTTTACGTGACGTGCGAGACGAAGCGAGCGAGTAATGGCCAACTTGTTCCCGATGTTTGGGCGTTTCTTATACGCTGCTAATGTCTGAGGCCCGATCACCCCGTCAGCTGGAACGCCTAGCACTTGTTGTAAATCTTTGACCGCTAACCTCGGGCCGGACAGGACAGCATTATCAACCAATTGTGCCGCGAGTGGCTCGTCCAGCAAGAGTTGAATACCGTTTTGATTGACGTAGCGTTGCCGGAGTAACTTAAGCGCATTTTCGCGCTTGAACAGTTTTAGCTCACGACGGGTGCAGCGTTTCCCTTTCCAATCCTCAAGTGCTCTCAAGGTGATCCCACCCTTGGTCGGGCCGCCCTTGTCGTTCGGGTGCTCCGTGTAGGTCGGCCACCCTTCAGCCTTTAAAACTGCGTCCAGAATTTCATCGACGGTGTGTGGCATGGATGTCTTTCCGGATACGTTGGAGAAGTGTCAGCCGAGGCTTAGTGCAGTCTCTTACATCTGGGACGAGTGGGTGCTGTCTGTCCCAATCTAATTCTGCGAGATTCACTACCTGAGTCTTTCCAGTTGGTTGGTCTCGTACTGTCACTGTGGGTGTGGTGCTCATAAGGTACTCTTCAGCCGCACTTTCTCAGAGAGGATACGCGGCGTTGTATGCTTCCACTTCACATGATGATGTAATCGCCGATGCGTGTCTCCCATAGGCCGTATTGTAACCGATGAGGGGTGATACATGACGCTATAAAAAGATTTGACATACGTCCCCTGCTCTCGATAGACCTCAGATAATCCGCCAGCCGAGGACTGCGTTCCGACTTGTGTTAAGGAACAGAACGGGACCGTAAAAAATAATTTTCCGATGCTGCCTCCATGCACGTATGTATTCACATCTTCGTTGAGCCTGCCAATGAAGTGAAACCGCCGCTCGGTGGAGCAGATAAAAGAATTCATGCACTTCCGAGAGAGTGTTGGCTTCGTAGCTGTTTGGTTCTCTTTTCCGCCGATATAATCCCCACCTTGTGCTAGGGCAAGACTCTCTGCCGGGATTGATTGATAAAGAGTGAGGAGTACATCAAAGACTCGATCAAGATTCGAAATAGGTTTGGGGCCGATACCTTCCTCGTACACCCGATAATCAAAATTCAAATAGTCATCGTCGAGTTGTATAAAATACGTATAGTTCAACTTCTTGGCAATCTCGAAGCAGGCGTTCCGGGCATAGACGCTAACTTTGTTATAGGTGAAGTTATCACCCAAGTTGAAAGTGCTGGCGATGGCTGCCTTGTTGAAGACCTCGACGTGCGGAAAATTTTTACGATACGCATCTCCTTGTGTATCTTCATCATCGATGACGAAAATAATCTTGCCCGTATACCCGGCGCGATGAAGAGCCCGCACAGTTTTAACCTGCTCAGCCCGCCCATGCGACAATATAAAGACGCAGAACTTAGGGGCGGTCATCCTTGGCCAATTCTTGAAACTCTTCATATAGTTTTACGAAACCTTTTCCTCTGGACTGAAGTAGTCCGAGACGCTTAGACCTGCCTCCAGATCCTCGGCGAGTTGGTCTACATCCCACTCGGCTAACTCTGCTGTCCGGTTGTCATAAATGGCCAGGTCGCGCTTCTGGTTCTCGCTCAGTCCGGTACGACGCACGGCTATGACCTCGTCACCCTCGGCCTCGACTACTGTGACCTTGGAGAGTCCCGCATTCGTCGCGGCTTTAATGGTGGCATTGCCTGCAAGCACGATATCGTCCTCGTCGATGACAATACTTCGTCCCGTGCCAACCTTCTCTATGGACTCCTGAAGCATGTCGACATTCCTGGCGGTATGTTTACGGCGATTCTTCGGGTCTGGGACTAGGTCGGTTAGTTTCATGTGGGTTAGTGTAACATAGCTGAGCCTATAGGGCAGAGCGTTAAAATTTTTTAAATTTTTTATATAGGTCTAGGGGTGCTTTTTTTGGGCGATTGTGTGGAGGGCCATGACGGCATGTTTTAGCTAAAAAGGGGGGGTCACCCCCTACCTGACACCCGTGCCACGAATTCAGGTTAACGTAATAGCCATTATCAGACCCAGTAGCCATAACCCCCTTTAGAATCAACACGTTACAGGCATATAGCGCCGTATAAATGCCCTCATAATAGGTTTTTACCTCTTAAATGGCCCAAATTAAGGCTTGGAAAACCTTATAAGCCAAAATAATTTAGTCTCTAGAACCTAAGTGAACCAGGGTAATTTAGCCCGCTTCTATGAGAACGAGACGAATCGAGTAGAAAGGAAAAACACTCAATGAAATCGGGGTATAATACGCTATAATAAAAACTATAATAACTTTTTGGCTAATCGATGCCTATATTTATTACCTATAATACTATTATAAGTATAATATACATATCCAACATGGTAAGGGTAGGGGTGAGCGGTAAAGCGTAAAAGGTTGGCAGGGTTCGATTATAGTATTATGGTGAGTATGTTGTGTAGAATCAACGACTTACGAGAAGAAGCGAGATATTATGATGTATTATGGTAGGAGTTTCTCCACGGCAAAGCCCGCAGGGAGTAAGACAATATCGATGGCGCGTGTGCCACCGGCTTTCTTCTCGGCATGAATGATGGGCGTGAACTCAACCGCCTGCCCTTCACGCGCCTGGTCAAAGTCGAGCGGATGGGTAAAGGCTCGCGCATGTCCAAAGCGACTAATGTTGTCGTCGCCCCGAATGAAACAGAAGCCCCGATTAGGGAGCAGACGGATGATGGTCCCTCTCATGTACCTCCTGAATATACCGCACCAG